TGGCACGTTGACCACATTGGAATGTCTTTTGGAACACGACCACCACGCAGTAAGAGTAACTATGCCTATTTTCATACTGGCGTAGTTCGTACTGAGGAAAGTGTCGATGTTCCAGTTGGACAATTAACATTGGCTGGAGGACACGCTTCACTAGAAGCCAGTGCTTCAGAAGCAGTTCGTCACTATGACGACACAGCGTCTGCTATCGCAGATGTTCACGCAGGAGAAGATGCTTATGGCATCTGGGTCTCAGGAGCACTTCGCCCTGGAACAACTCCAGAACAGATTCGTTCCCTTCGTGCTTCAGCACCATCTGGTGACTGGCGCCCAATCAAGGGTTCACTTGAACTTGTTGCAGTTTGTCAGGTAAACGTTCCAGGATTCCCAATTGCTCGCGCTCGCGTTGCTTCTGGTCAAGTCATGGCTCTTGTTGCTGCTGGTGCGAATGTTCTTGCTCAACTCAAGCACGACCCGCTTCGTGAGTTAAATGATCGCATTGACAAATTAGAAGCACCTATGGTCGCTGCTGTACAAGATGCTAAGTCTCGCATCGAGGTAATAACTGCTGCTATCAAGGCTTCAGAACTTTCAAGCAGAATTGCAGAAGCAAAAAATGCTGACAGTGCTTATATGCTTCAGACACTAGAAGATGCTGACACTGAACTAGCAGTAATCTCCCGCAAGATGCGTGAGAAACTTGCTGGCGAAAAGAAAGCACTTCCAGATGGCTCATTCCCAATCAGAAATGTTTCTGACTTAAGGAATGCTGTTCAGGCATACGGACGTTCAAAGCCAGGAAAGCGCGGGCTAGTTCGTCGCCACATCGTAAAGCGTGCTCGTCAACTTGAGAAGACAGACTTAATTCCAGAAAATTGGAAAGAAGCATCTGACACTTCAGACACTTTAATTGCCAGTATGAGAACCAGAATTGAAGCACTTAAAACAGTTGTGGCTGCTGCCGAAATCACCGAGAAAGACTTAGAAGGTCTGACCGATGAAGAACTTGACTTACTAAAAAAAGAAGTTAAGGGTAAGAAAGAAGCAGATGCAGAACGTGCCAAATACACACCTAAAACCCAACCCCGCGATGCGGAAGGAAAGTTTCGACAAGTTCTTGCCCGGTTGAAACTGGACTTAGGTGACTCTGGCGCAGATGCTGCTCTAAAAAAGATTGAGCAAGCAGAAAATCTAGATAGTGCTGGAAATTATGCGGGCGCAGCCAAGGCCGCAGGTGACCTTTTAGGCATTATTGACCGCTTGGACAGTGGAGCACTAAATGCTGAAGCGTTAGAAAACGTCAGAAGCAGTGCTGGTGAACTTGGAAAGGTTATTGCTAACCTTCCCTTTGCCTTTGGTCAGGACGCCCAAAAGATTCGTTTTAGCGATATCCCTCCTGCGCTACAACAACTTATGGAAGACATGATTACACGGGTAGAGGCCAAGATTGGTAAGGAAGATGCTGACATTGCCACAAAGGATTTGAACACCTTTATGTCTGGCGGCGACTACTACAGCCAATCAGAGATTTCTAGCCAGATGGCTAAGTTGCTTCGCTTACTTACCTAGTCTGTCAAAAAATCGTACAAAACTAAAAATCACACTATTAGAAGTAATGTAGTATTCAGTATTAGGTGGAGTGCCTCCACGCTATCTACACAGCGTTTCGGAGTCCCTCGGCCTCGATTGATTAGCGAGATAGGTAATAGACCTATCGTGACTGGCCAGAGGAAGGACAGTTCGTGGACCAAATTAAAGAACAGATGGATCAACTCGCAGAGTTAGGCGACGATCAAGTTGTCGAACTTCAGAGTTCAATCTTGAAGCAATTTGAATTGGTTGAGAAAGAAGATCCTACCCCGCAAACAGTCGACGCGATGACGTCACTTGCCGATATGCTCGATGGAGTTAGAAACGAAGTCAAGCGCCGCGAGGCCGCAGCCATAGAACTCGCTCAGCGAGCCACTGAGGCCGCCTCCCGCGTTTACGGACAAGACGGCGAAAAAGAGGAAGAAAACATGGAAGCAAAAACAGAAGAGGCTCCAATGGCAGAGGAAGCACCAGTTGCTCCAATGACAGAAGAAGCACCTGCTGAAGAAGCACCTGTTTCTGACACTCCTGCTCCAATGGAAGAGGAGAAAAAGATGGATGAGGCAGCAGAGATGCCTGTCGCTCCTGAAAAAGAAACTCCTTCTGATATGGAAGAGGACGAGAAAAAGAAAGAGGAAAAAACCATGACCGAAGCGTCTACCGAAGCGGGAAAGAACACAGAGTTCTCAACTGAATCACAAATTGAAACACCAGCACCAGTTGCTGTTGTAGAAGAACCAGTTGTTGCCGCTGCTGAGGAATCAGTAGCACCAGCAGCAACAGAAGAGGCACCAACAGCAGAAGTTGCATCAGCAGAGGCACCAGTTGCCGAAGCAGTTGCAGAGACTGTTGTAGATGCTCCAGTGTCAGCAGAAGCATCTGTTGAAACTGTTGAAGGTGCAGAAGCATCTATTCAAGAAACATCAACCCAAGCAAGTGAACCAACCTTGGTTCAAGAAAATATGGAGGCACCCGTGACCGCCGCTGCAAATGCAGACAACCTCAACATTGAGGTCCCGGCTGACCGCCGTCCAACATCTCGGACATCTGCCGCGCCTGTGGCAATCACAGCGGGTGCAGATATTCCAGGATATACGGCTGGAAGCCCATTAGATAACATGAACGTCGTTGCTGAGGCAATGGCAAAGCGTCTACATGGCCTACGCCGTGTAAACGGTGGTGACGGAGAACAACATATTGTTGCTTCTGTAACCACTTCATTCCCAGAAGACCGCACTCTTACACAAGATGCTGAGTCAAACTGGGCAAAAATCAACGCTGTGACAAGCCCAGAAGCACTTGTTGCTTCAGGTGGACACGCAGCACCATTCGAGACCAAATACGACATTTTTGGACTTGGAACAACAGCACGTCCAGTACGTGATGCTCTTCCTCGTTTCCAGGCTGATCGCGGCGGTATTCGCTTCGTAACACCACCAGTGCTTTCCTCATACGGAAACGCAGTTGGCGTGTGGACAAACGCAGTTGATACCAACCCTGGTACCGATGTTAAAGCAAGCCTCACCGTTTCAGCAGCAGCAGAGCAAACCGTCGCAACTGACGCAGTAACTTTGCAACTACAGTTCGGTAACTTGATGACTCGTGCTTATCCAGAACTCATCGCTCGTCACAACGAGTTGGGTCTGATTCAGCACGCTCGTGAAGCAGAGCAGAACCTTCTTTCAAAGATTGGTACTGCTTCAACAGCAGTTACAACTACTTCCCTAATCGGATTTGGTCGTGACTTCCTAGTACAACTAGGTCGCGCTTCTGCTGCTTACCGTTCACGTCATCGCCTAGAGGCTGATGCACCACTTCGTGCGATTATCCCAGCATGGGTTAAGGACGCGATGGCTGCTGACCTTGCTTTGGCAATGCCAGGAGATTCAACTCTCAACGCATACGCAGAAATCGACGGATACGTTGCTTCTCGTGGAGTCACACTAAGTGCTTCACTAGATCAGAACGTGTTTGGCGCACAATCAGGGTCCGCTGCTCTAAACGAGTTCGCAGATTCATTCACTTGGTACCTATTCGCAGAAGGTTCATTCTTGTTCCTTGATGGCGGTACTTTGGATCTAGGAATCATCCGTGATTCTACCCTTGTTGGAACTAACGATTACAAGATGTTTGTTGAAACCTTTGAAGGTATCGCATTCATTGGCGTAGAAGCACTAGCAATTACTTCAACCATTTCTATCAACGGTGTGGCTGCTGCCCTCCGCGATACAACTGGTGGAGCAACTGCTGCTGCTATTGAGTACTAAGCCGTACCCAGTACTAGAAGTAAATCTTGTAGAGGGAGCGCTCAGCAATGGGCGCTCCCGATACAGAATAAGTAACTAAATTAACTTTTAAGTTAGAAAGTAGAGTAAAGATGGCCTTTACGGGAGTTTTTGAAGCACCGAAGCATATGCCTTCACAGTACGGGCTACTCTCTGTCGCAAAGCCAGAAGCAGGTCCTAAAGAGGATCAATGGATTCGTGGCTTTTCACAAGAGTGGACCACTCAGTATTACTCTGCAAAAAATATTGACGACACAGACACGACACTTATTACTGTTGCAACTAATGCAACCCCTACTCGTTATGACGAGATTAAACCATTTTTTATTGAAGTCGAAGATTACCGCTCAACCCTAGGATTACTTGGCGTTGACCCAATTGAAAGAATTAAGAATCAGTTAGAGGGAATTACACAGCACGCAATTGAAAAAGAACTTTGGGAAGGTGGAGTCCGCATTGGTGAGACTCACACTAACAGAGCACTAGTTAGCCCAGAAGCATCAATTCTAAACTCAGGTACTGCATTGTCTCCTCGTCGAGCACTGGCTCTTCTTGATTTCCAAATTGGCTCAGCATCTCCTTCTGGAGAGCAAGGCGTTATTCACATGACTCGTGACGTTGCTGCGTTACTCGCAAGCGACGCTCAATTGCTTATACACAGTGAAGGTAAAGACCACCTTCAAACAATAGGCGGAACGCCCGTAATTGTTGGTTCTAGTTACTCAGGCGCAGGTCCAACTGACGCTGCTGGTGACACAGAGACGCCAACATCTACAAACAAATGGATGTACGCCACTGGTACTGTCAAGGTTGTCCTTGGTGATATCGATGTCGTCACTGACACACTGGCACAGGGATACAACGTGTCGGGAAATCAGAATGATATGCGTCTTAAAGCAATTCGCCCAGCGGCGGTTTACTTTGACACCTCTATTCACTTAGCAATCAGAGTAGATTTAACAGCGTAAAATAAGAACAAGTAAGACCGACTAAAGGAGAAATCAGTATGGCCACTCAGGACTACGCGGCAAGCGTCCAAGGTGTGGCGATCCGAGTCACCAGACTGGACGCCTCAGGCAACTTACTCACCGAACCAGGTGACAGTTATACAACCTCGGCGTTCCTCCGCGCTTCATTCACACCAGAGTACGAAGAAGGCGATGAAATTGTAGAAAAGTCAGCAGACGGTACAGTCTGTGTTTCTTACAAAGCCCCAGATACTCTAAAGCGCATCACTATGGAACTCGCAATTTGCGAACCAGACCCAGAACTAACAGCACTACTATCAGGTGGTTTGTTACTTCGTAAGAATTTTGGAACATTCGCTTCACCAGACAACGAGAGCATCGGTTGGGCCGCGCCAGCCGTAGGAGACGATCCTGCTGGAAACGGCGTTGCTATTGAAGTTTGGTCATTCGCAGTAAAAGATGGAAAGCGTGCAACAACAAATCCATACTTCTACTGGGTATTCCCATACGCAAAATTGCGTCAATCAGGTGACCGCGTAATTGAAAACGGTTTACTTGCTAACACATTTGAAGGTTATGGTTTAGGAAACGAAAACTTTGACACAGGTCTAGATGGCCGTTGGGAGTTCCCAGTCGCAACAGAGCGTCCTTACTCATACGCTCGCGGCTCATGGGCACCAACAGGTCTAAAGGGCTTCTACGAGTGGTATGACAACCTATCAGCCGTAGTAAACAACAAATCTCTTACATCTAACGTAGCAACAATAACTACTGCTTCAGCCCACGGCTTTGAAGCAGGTCAGCAAGTTGTTGTAGCAGGTGTTGATGCCACATTCAATGGTACTTACACAATTACCACTGTTGGAAGCAACACAACCTTCTCTTACGCAAAGGTTGCTACAAACGTTGCTAGTGCTGCTGTATCCCCTGTGGGCACAGCGGTTCGTCAACGTGGATATACAGCGGTTACAGACTTTGCCTCACAAGGTTCAACAACAACATACAACGTTCCTGGTAACTCAGATTACAACGCTGATAATGCTGTTGACTTTATTATCGCATCGTCAGAAAACCCAACAGAGTAATTAGATAACTGAGGGCGGACGACGTGCCAGTCGTGTCATTAGCACACATGGTAAGTCGTCCGCTTTTAGTATTTAGGAGACATAATGAGCAGTAATCTTTGGACTAACGTAGAAGATTTAGGTAGCGCATATGCTGATTCTGACTACGCCTACGATGCTGTAAAAACTGCCTCTTATTTACTTTGGGCAATGTCAGGCCGTAAGTACAGTGGAACAACTACTGTTACAGAGCGCTATGTTTCTATATTTGACCCTTATTTGCGTGCTGGAGCATCCGTACTTACATACTCACCTATTCTTGTTGATGGAGATGTTCAAAATCTTCGTCTTGGCGGTTCTGGTCTTTATGGAGATGATGACTACCTAGGTGATGGAACATCATCAAATACTCGTATTCGCCTTCGTGGCCGTAAAGTTGTAAAGATTCACACTGTAAGAGATATTGATGGAAATATCATTGACCCATCTCAGTACTATTTAGTAGAGCACTCAACTCTTTTAGCAGCACCTGGAGCCACTTGGACTCCATCAAACGTAGAGGTTACATATACCTACGGAACTCCTCCTCCAACAGCAGGTAAAAACGCTGCTCGTATGTTGGCTATCGAACTTGTAAAACTTTATGAAGGGGATGACACCTGTGCTCTGCCTCAGCGTGTAACTTCAATTTCTAGACAAGGAATTTCATACACAGTACTTGACAATCAAGATTTTATTGATGACTTGCGTACTGGACTATACGCTGTTGATTTATTTTTGAAAACGTCTAATCCAGACAAAGCCCGTGCTCGCGCTCGTGTATTTAGTCCAGATGTTCCTAAGGCTCGTCGTATTACTCCAAAACCTTTCTTGTTCACAGAAACAGCATTTGACTTAAGAGTCTTGCCAACTGGTGGAAGTGTTGTACTTTACTTAGATGAAGTAAGTGGAGATTTCTTACTAAACGATAATGCGTGGGTAGTTTCTATGACTGTTTCTGATTACACGGGATCTAAGACCGAGACTCTTACTGGCGATGCCGTGTTGAGCCGTGCCACTGAGAAAATAACTATTACAGTTACTTACTCAGATATTCTTGCTGTTCTAGGGCCAAGGGAGCCAGGTTCATATGACATTTACTGTACTAGACCAAGTTTGGCAAACCCTGCTGTAGATGAGGTAATCAATCTTCTTACAGCAAATGTATCAATCCAACTTGGAACAAGAGTAGAGCCTATCTACACCTTGTAGAATTTACGTAAAAGACGAAAGAGAGACATAAGTGGCAACACCTATAAATAAGGCATCTGTTAGCAGTAATGCTAAAAATCTTGCTGTATTTTTGCAAGCAGTCTTAGACCAAGTTGTTTCTTCTTATGCTTCTTACAATATGCCTTTGCCTTCTAGAAGGTATTACACCTTAGGACAACCAGCAGTTGATTGCGAACAGGTTGTTGTTTCTTTTGTTCAAATGTATGTAGGTTCTCCTGGAGACGAAGCAACAGAGCCACGACGTTGCAATGACCCAAGAAGTGCGACAATGAATGTTTCTGTTTCAAGAGAAGTTCCAGTTGTTGGTCAAAATGGAAGACCACCATCAGCAGACAACATTGAATCTTTTGCTGAAATCTCTGCATACGATGCTTGGATTTTATTAGATAGTGCTGCTCAGTTAGATGCTTGGGAGCCTGGAGGATACGGCTTGGGAGTAATTGCAACTGTAGAAGTTCAAGCACCAGAGGGCGGTTTTCAAACTGTAGTTCTTACATTTACAGCGGCGGTTCCATAAAATGGCAACAGTAGTTATTAGAAAAGCAGAACTAGATTTTATGCTTAATAATCCATCAGGTGAAGTTGGAAGATATTTAGCAAAAAAGGGAAGAATAGTTCAGGCTGCCGCTAGGGCTCAGGTTGGAGTACGAACTGGAGCACTTCGTGCTTCTATTCATATGCGCCATCTTCGTGACTCAAGAGGACAATACGTCAAGATTGGTTCAGCACTTAATTATGCTCTACTTCATCATGAGGGAAGTAAGCCTCATATCATCGTTCCCAACAGGGCAACGGTACTTAAGTTTGTTACTAGGGGCCGTGTGGTTTATGCCCACGCAGTCATGCATCCTGGAACAAAGGCAAATCGCTATCTTACCGACAACCTAAAGTTGGTAAAATAGTTAGTAATTTACTATGTCAATAGTAAATAAAGACATACGAGAAACGAGGACAAACAAAGATGACAAATCCGAGATTTAGGGATTTTGGTGCTGGTAACAGCATTTCAGAACCCCTTTCTTTCAAACTCCATGGGGAGGAGTTTCACTGCAAACCAGCACTCCAAGGAAAAGTTCTTTTGGACATGGTTGCTACTGCCCAGTCTGGTGATGAAAGCGCTATTGCAAATAATCTAATTGAAACTTTTTTTGCAAAAGCACTTATTGAAGAAAGCCTTATTCGTTTTGAGGCCCTACTGCAAGACGCAGAAAAAATCGTAACTGTAGAAACGTTAGGAGAACTTACTTCCTGGTTAGTGGAGCAATACTCAAGCCGCCCTACGCAGGGGCCAGGGGACTCCTTGAGTGGGCAGTAGACCTTTGGCCTTATGTCAACGGGAAAG